ATGGCGCAAGATTTAGTTATGAAAATTATCATGCAAGCGACAGACAAAGCCAGTGCAGCATTTGGGCGCATCAAAGCAGCCAGTAGCGGATTATCGGGCAGCCTGCACGCAACACAAAAAACATTAGCGCAGACCAATGACTCATTAAACAAAATGAAAAGATTTGCCGATTTGCAACAAAAACTCCAAGGTGCAGCAGCCCAAAGCGATAAACTAACACGCGAAATTCATCAGCTTTCACAAGAAATCCAAAAGGCAGGCAAAGCAAGTGGGCAGCAAATTCAGCAAATGGCAAAACTGGAAACCGCATCACAAAAAGCCAGCATGAATCAGCAAAATTTACGCGACCAAAGCCAACGATTGTCTTTTGAATTGCGTAAAGCAGGTGTGAATACACAACATTTTGCCACCGAGCAAGTTCGCTTGCATGATGCCGCAGCCAAAACCACAGCACAACTGGCACGACAACGCGAAGCCTTAATCAAAATAGAAAACGCACGCAGCAGCGCAAAAAAAATGATGTTAATGAGCGCAGGTGCAAAAGGGGTTGGCTGGCTGGCAAAAGACAATGCCGTATCCATGGCAACATCTTTGCAAGGAAGCGTAACCAGTGCCATGAGCGAAGAAGATGCCATGCAAGGCGTGATTCGCCAAGTGGGTAGCCTAAAAAATGCCGATGGTAGTTTAAATCATGCCGAAATCGCCAAAATACGCCAAGAAATCCAAGCATTAAGCAACGAATTGCCAATGGCAACGGTGGAAATTATCAAAATGTATGCCGCAGGTGCAAAAATGAATGTGCCGCGTGAAGAGTTGAGCGGCTATGTAACCGAAGCCGTCAAAGCTGCCAACGCCTTTGAATCGGATAATCCAGAAAAATTAGCCGAAGAATTGGGCAGAATCCGTGCTAATTTCCAGTTGTCCAAACAGGCGGCTAGTGAATTGGTTAATGTATTGAATTATTTAGATGACAATGCACTTGTGTCGGGTGACCAGTTGATTGACTACATGAACCGCGTTTCGGGTAGTATGGGTTTAGCTAAAATGAGCGAAAGACACGTTGCTGCCTTGGGGTCGGCATTGATGAGCGCAGGCACAGAAGCCAGCACCGCAGCCCAAGCGGTTGGCAGCTTAATGACACGTTTGGCAACCGCGCCCGAGACAAAAGAAGTGCGCAATGCCATTGAGGCGATTGGACTGAATGCCCGAGTGGTGCAAAAAGGCATGGTAACCGATGCCCAAGGCACATTAGAAAAAATTGTAGCGGCGGTTAAAAAAATGCCAAAAGAACAGCAAGCAGGCATTTTAAAAGGCTTGGCAGGAGGCGAATACAACCGCGTTTTTGCTGGATTGATTGCCAATACCGAAGCGTGGAACGAACAAATCAAATTTGCTACGTCACAAGAAGCCTTGGGCAGTTTGGATAAAGAGTTTGCTATCCGCGTGGAAGCCATGAGCGCAAAATGGGATATGTTTAAAAACAAATTTTTCAATGCTCAATCAGGCTTTGGGCGTGGCTTATTTGACGGCTTGCAATATGGTATTGATATATTAGGTGGCTTGCTAGAACGCTACAACGCTTGGGCAGCACAAAATCCGCAACAAGCGGCTATGTTATCCAAAATCGCAGCAGGTGCGGTATTGCTAATGGGCGCGGTCGCAGGCTTATCTTTGGCATTTAGCGCGGTGTTGCTGCCCATTGCAGGCGCAAAATTTTTATGGGCAAGTCTATTTGCTAGCATGAGCGGCGGCACAGGTATTTTTACAGCCATTGGCAGCGGCATTCGCATCGTTTCCTCCGCCCTGCTCGGCTTTGGGCATGTCGCCAAGACATTTTTAGTCAACAATCCATTTGGTTGGGCGATTCTTGCTGTGTCCTTATTGGCAGCGTTGTATCTCAACTGGGAAAAAGTCAAAAACGCCATTGCAGCAGGTTGGGCATGGTTGCGCGGTATTTTGCGCGATAACCCATTGATTGGCGCATTTGCAGGTCCAATCGGCATGATTGCCAGCTTAATCGCCAATTTTGACCGCTTAATTGCCAAAGTGCAGGCTGCTAAACACGCGATTGCCCATTCCAGCTTTGGACAAGCAGCAGCAGGTGTTTGGAACAAAGTGAAAAGCGTGGCAGGCTTTTCACGCGGTGGCTACACAGGCGCGGGCGGCGTGAACGAAGCCGCAGGCATTGTCCACAAAGGCGAAGTGGTGTTCAGTCAGCGCGATGTGGCACGTTTTGGCGGCTGGCAAATGGTTGAGCGTCTGCGACAAGGCGGCGCGAATCTGTTAGCCAAAATGGGCGGTTCAAGCAGCCTTAATATGGGTGTAATGGCAGTTCGTACAGCCGAAAAATTAGGCGGCATATTTTCAGGCAGCGAAAACAAACCCAGCGTATTGCCACGCCCGACCGTGTTTGCACCGCCCCAAATGGCAGGAATGGGCAGGCTGCACATGGGTGGCGACAAAATTACCATTCACATTCACGCCACGCCCAATCAAGACCCACGCAGTATCGCAGATTTAGTCTTGCAGAAATTGCAGCAACGCGACCAAGCCAAACGCCGCCGCGCTAACAGCAGTTTTATGGATAAAGACTAAAACCGTAGGGTGTGCCACGCGCACCAAACCTTTCAGGCAGCCTGAAAAAACGGTGCGTACGGCACACCCTACATCAACACAAGGAAATCAACATGGCACTTGCAACCTTGGGATTGTTCGTATTTCACATGAACACAATCCCCTTTCAAAACATCAGCCGCAGCCAAACATGGAAACACCCACATCAAAATGTCGTTGGCAGTATGCCGCCGTCCCAATTCACAGGCAAAGACCCCGATGAAATCAACATCAAAGCCGAATTACGCCCAGAAATCACAGGCGGCGAAAACACCGTTGAATTTGTGCGCCAAATGGCAGACACAGGGCAAGCGCACCCCTTAATCATGGGAACAGGTAAGCTAATGGGTAGTTTTGTGATTACCAACATTCAAGAAGACCAAAGCGAGCTGATGTGGGACAGCAAACCGCGCTCAATTTCATTCACCATGACCCTAAAAAAAGTATCCGACCACGCATTCGGCGTGGACGGCGAAGCATTGGGTTTAGCCGTGGGCATGGTGCGCGCACTCGCAGGGGTATGATATGGCTTTTGATTTAGACATGCTCGCCAACACCACCCGAAAAGTCTTTGACCAATTATTTGACGACCAAGGGCGACATCTGACCCCAATCGCAGAACTCACAATCAACGGCAAAACATTTGGCACACAAACCCTATCGCGCATTATCAGCCTAGATTTAACCGACAAACGCGGCTTTGAAGCAGATGAATTAACCATAGAGCTAGACGACCGCGACGGCGCAATCGCCATACCCAAAATGGGCGACAAAATCACACTCGCGCTGGGTTATGCCAAAACAGGCGTAGTGGATAAAGGCGAATATCTGTTTTCCGAATTTACCCATTCAGGCAGCCCCGACACATTGAGCATTACCGCACGCGCCGCCGACCTCGCCGAAAGCCTAGCCGAGCAAAAAGAAAAATCGTGGCACAAACAAACCCTGCATCAAATCGTGCAAGCCATTGCCACGCAAAACGGCTACACAGGCGAAAAATGCAAAATTGCCGAAAGCTACAAAAACACGCGCATTGACCACATAGACCAAACCAATGAAAGCGATGCCAGTTTTTTAAGCCGACTAGCCGAGCAATATGGCGCGATAGCCACCGTAAAACACGGCATTTTTCTGTTCACGCACGAGGGCGAAGCGCAAACCGTAAACGGCAAGCCCATTCCAGCCTTAACCATTACACGGCAATCGGGCGATAGACACAGCTTTACCTATTCCACCACCGACAGCTACAACGCCGTTCGCGCGTTTTACACCGACAAAAGAACAGGCAAGCGCAAAGAGGTGGTGGTGGACAAAACCAACGTGCAGCCCGAGCGTAAAACCAACCGCAACGGTAAACAAAAACCGCCCAAAGCCAATGCCAACCGCAAAATTGACACCGCAGGGAAAAAAGTCAAAACCCTGCGCCATTTATATGCCCGCAATTCGAGCGCATGGAGCGGAGCGCGAACCGCATTCAAAAAACTGCAACGTGGCGCAGCACAATTTAGCATTACACTTGCCGCAGGTCGCCCCGATTTATTTCCTGAAACACCTGTGATTGTGCAAGGCTTCAAGCCCGAAATTGACCGCGAAAAATGGCTCATCGCGGAAGTGCAACACCATTTGGACGACAGCGGCTACACATGCAGCCTGAAACTGGAAGCGATGTTAGATTTTGAGGGCGGTGAAGAATAAAAAAGCAGCCTGCATGTGGGTGCAGGCTGCTTTTATTTATGGCGGATTAACTTTTTCTTTGGAAGAACCAATTTAGCAATTAAATTATCACAAGTTTCAGCCATATCAAGAGAGTCTTGATACGCGCCTTTTCCTGTTGCATAAATAAAGAGTTTACTTAATTCATGAGCTATTTCGGTATCCCTTACTTGATACTCTTGACACAAAGATTGAACGGAACGGCGAATATGATTAGCAAGATAACGACAAGTATGAAATTGTTTATCATCGCGCACCAGTAACAACAAATCCTTAATTTCCTTATGAATTTTATCTATTTCATTTTGGAAATAAATTTCTTTACTAGCATGCTTTTCTTGATATTTACCAATCCACCAGCCAATACCAGTCGCGATTACAGTAAAAATATTTAAACTTTTATCCGCAATATCCAATAAATCAGGAAAAGACGGCATTTTATTTACCTTGCATATTCACACGTTTATATTCATCGCGTGCCAATGTAATAATCTGCTCAACAGTAATTGGGTAAAACTCATCTTGCGGTAACACAACTAATTTCTTTAATACTTCTTCATAAGTAAAGCCATCGTGTTTTACTAATCCAACAAACGACTCTCCCAAAAAACCAGAATCAGGCATATCTTGCAATTTAGAAAAATCTACAATCACCTTATCATATTGGTTAAATGCTTCAATTAAATATTGTTTTCGAAAAGCAGCGCCACTGCTAATAGGATTGTCCTGCTCATCTCTCCCCCAAGGGTCTTCAGAAAATTGAGAAACATCAATGGTAATTTCATTATTTATCATAGTTTTCTTTCGGTAAAAGGCTTAACGAGCATTCAATAAGTGTTCCTTGTAATGGAACCTTTAACTGAGACGTAACTAATTTCTTATTTCTAGTTCCTGCTTTTGCCAAGCCAGAACAAATAAAAACATCAGATTTTTGCGCATATTCCACAAGCTTAACAATATTGTCAAGCCCATTTCCTCGCCCAGAGCCAATAAATCGCGACATACCAGCTTGCCATGCCTCTTGTACAATATGCGCATCTTCTAAATTAGAATAAAAAGCAGCGCGAGGTTCCAGGGCGAAATCAACATAAGATTCAGAAATGCCCACGCCCATATCATAAACAATCAAGAATAACGTATCCGTTTCTTCTTCATCTACAAACATGTACCACCAATTTTTATTTTGATAAAAATTAGTTTGATTCATAGGCTTTTTACTAAACGCAACACCATCAGTTGGATACGCATGATGCTGCACATTCATAACCATTTCCGAGGTGGCTGTTCTCAACAACGAGAATAATTTAGCCCATTCACTTTCTTGACCTATGTAACGCTGTTTTATTTTCGATTCGTGAAATGAAAGAATTTGCCGTATTTTACTTCTGTGTTCTGCATAATTGGCAATGTTGGAGCATTGAAAATGATGATTGTCGTTTTTATATTTTTTACCCTGCTTAAAAGCAGCAATCAGACCTGATTTAATAAAAATATCTGTATAAGTTTGAGAATAATGACTCGCAAAGCAAAAGCAGCCCGTATTATTTTTTTCATGCTGAATGCTATTGATATGCGCAAATAAAATTAATGCAGCAGCAGCAGCAGTTAATTCCACAGTAGCTGAAAAATCAATTTTGATAACAGGGTAAGGCGAATGGAGGAAAGAGATAAAACGATTAAATTCATCAGGCTCCTTGTATAAACAAAGAACAGAAGGAGCTACCAATACGGGAATATTTGCCATAAAAAAACCCTATTAAACATAAATTTAAACAGCTTGCATGGGTGCAGGCTGCTTTTGGGTTAAATTCTTGGTAAGTTTTGGCGAGCATGAACAATTGCCACAATTTCCACTTTATCAGCCAAAACGCGATACAAAATAATATAGTTTGGGTGTGCCACCAATTCGCGCAGCCCTTTCACGCGAGAACTCATAGGAAACATATACGGCATTTGCGCCAGTTGCAAAACAACCGTTTCCAAGCGTTCACGCATTTTAATGGCGACAGGCAAATTTTCTTGCGCGATATACGCCACAATTTCCAGCAAATCATCAGAAGCGCGAGCATTCCACTCAATCGGCAACATTATTCTTGCCCTTGTTGCGCTGCTTCTAAAATTGCATCTAAACGCGCCATTAACAAATCATGTGGCACATTAGGGCGCGTATCGGCTAGATTATGCGCCACTTTGTCGTTTAGCCATTGATTGTATTTATTTTCTTGCGCTTCATCGGCAAAAATAGAAGTCCAAGGATTAGTAGGATATGCTAACATGATTAACTCCCAATTTTATTGACACAGAAAGGTAACGCTATGACTTATTCTACACAAGAAGACTTAATGCGACTAATGCCACAACGTCGCGCAGCCAGTCAATATTTGCAGTAGCTAACGCAGTCAGACAATGGCGATTCTATCAGCTATGCTTTTTTAGTTATTCCAAAAGACTGGAAGGATAATCCCCTGCCTGAATCTGTTTTAGCAGCTCTTCGCAATAGTGGCTATGAGCTGCATTGGCTAGCCGTGGCAGATTCTGTTCCAGCTATGATGTTGCTGCCAAGCGCAGAGTTTCGTCCGCAAGCATGGCATACAACAAATGAGCGTGAACTTCAAGGCGATTGCCCACACTCGGCTTAATCTCGGTTGTGCCTTCGGCTAATCCTAAGGCCTCGTCTTTGGTTGCTATAATGAAGATTACCCTTTATCGTTTTTTATATTCAAATTTTCAATGTATCCGTTGCCTGCATTGGCTTGACCGACATTGCCACCGCTAATGTGAATGGCAGGTTTGGAACACGCCACTTCTTCGCCACGAACAAAGCGGCGGATAAAATTAAAAATACAATCTTGCTGCTCGCTGGTTAAGCTATCGAAACCTGTGAGCAGCATTTTTTGTTCTGGGTTTAATTGATTATTTTGAATATCAGTCTGCTGCTCAATTTCATCAACTGGATATTCAAATTTACGCTTTTCTAAATTAGTAAGCAGTTTCACTAAATTAGGATTAGCTTGATAAAATTTGATTTCGCTTATTTCTGCAGTAACTTTCTTTAATAAACAAGCTAACTTGGTTTCAGATTCAGTTAACGGTAAATCTTGATTGCCTAAATCATAACTAAGCATTTCAAGCCAAATTCTATGCTCTTTATCTTTAAGCGTTAATAATTGCTTGGGAGTAGGTTTATGAGAGGCTGGGACACCGTATTTATTACCCTTATTCAAAATCAACCAATCCAAAGAAACCGAACTAATTTGAGCAATTTTTATACACTGCTCCAACGGTAGCGATTTGCGTTTTTTATATCCGCTCATTGCTGCCGTTGTTACGCCTAATTTCTGTGCTAATTCATAATCAGATTTAGCATTCATAGCTTCTTTTGCTCGCTCCAATACTGGAACAATTAAAGTTTTTTCGCTCAAAAGAAAATTCCTAAATAAAACAAAAGCATAACTTTTAATTAGTTAAATAGCTTACATTTAGTTATTGAATAGCTAATTAAAGGTGGTATGTTATCAACTCTGTCAAAGGCAATATACAAGCAACCTAAACGAAAGAAAGGGCTTCAAAATGAAACCAGTTAATCAATATTTCCGCGCCAAACGCATCGCGCTGCACAGTTTATCTGTTTGCTGGATGTTGGCTATTTCTCATTTGGAACACGCCACTTCTTCGCCGCGAACAAAGCGGCGGATAAAATTAAAAATGCAATCTTGCTGCTCGCTGGTTAAGCTATCAAAACCCGTGAGCAACATTTTTTGTTCTGGGTTTAATTCGGGCGTGGCTTTTTCAGGCTGCATTTCGCCTTTGCCTAAAATCAGCCAATCCAAGGAAACGCCTGTTTTCTCGGCAATCTTGATACATTGCTCAAGTGGAAGAGTATCGCGCTTCTCATATCCAAAAATAGCAGATGGAGTAACCGCAAGAAAGCGTGCTAAATCCGCATGAGATTTAACATTCACTGCTATTTTTGCACGGTCGATACTATTCAAAATTTAAACCTTTAAGAAACAAACACATAATAAGAAAAGTAACTAATCGTTATTTTTTCTATTGATTTCGTTATCTTTGATGTATATTATCAACTCTGTCAAAAGCAATATACAAGCAACCTAAACGAAAGAAAGGGCTTCAAACTGAAACCAGTTAATCAATATTTCCGCGCCAAACGCATCGCGCTGCACAGTTTATCTGTTTGCGGGATGTTGGCTATTTCTCAATCTTCTGTGAAAGTGGCACATGAGCAATTTAAGAAATTGCGCGTTCTCTACAAAATATTCTGGATTTTACGCGATGTAGGTGTTAATTGCTTCATCAAATTCTGAGCGTGAATTGTTTAAATATTGGGATTGAAACATTCTGCTCTCACTTATTCACTTGTTTGATATATCTGCAACAATATACAAACAGCATACAAGAGAGGTTATTTTATCATGTCTTCTGAAAATATCAATCGTGCGTCTAATAAAAAAGGCGTGTCTCCTATCGTAAATGTGCGTGTTCCTGTTCAAAACAAGGACATTATTTGCCGAGCGGCTGAATTAAGCGGTATGCCAATCGCTGCTTTTATTCGCATGGCTGCCATAGACCGTGCTTATGAAGTGGTTAAGGCACGCACCGCTGTGTGATGAAGGGGCAAATCATGGATAAAAAGGAATTTCTGAAACAACTCAAAGCTATTTTAAAACCTATCCCTGAAAAAGGGCTGCGCGACAAACTGCAAGCACGGCGTATTGAATGGTTTAAAGAAGGTGATGCTACGCCTGCTCAATTACTTGAATCTGCTCAAATCGAAGCGAGAACTTATCGCTTTTTGCCTGCGGATTATCCGCAAGAACGCGAGCTGTATGAACAAGCATTGCGCGAAGAATATGGCGAATTTTGTGGCATTCGTCTTGATAAATATGGCTACGATACTGCCTTGATTGACCGTATTCAATGGCAAGTTTTTTTACGCGGTGTGCAGTTAATTCGTGGCGAGAGTTTAGACAAAACGGTGCAATCTGAACACCAAAATAATAAGGGGTAAATCATGAATAACCAAATTCAACTGGCTTTGCGTGAAATGGCGAAATCGCCCAACGGTGGTCATGCCACCACGGCTGCTATGCTGGGCTTGACGCTATCGGCATTGGAAAACCGTTTGTATCAAATTAAGGGGCAGGCGTTGAGCATTGAGCAGGCAATGATTATGCAGCGCATGACCGAACGCACGAATTTTGCCGAAGCGGTGGCGCGTGAAAGTGGTGGCGTGTTTGTGAAGTTGCCTGAACTGGACGCAGCTGCATTGTTGGGCTTGGATATTACCGAAGACTTTTTGCACACGTTCCGCGATGTGGGCTTGCTGTGGGACGAATGGCGCGAAATGACCGAAGACGGCAAATTGGAAAGCGAAGAAAGTGCGCGTTTCTGGCGCAGAGTGCATTTATCGGTTTGCAGGCTGCTTGGTATTGCGGTGCAAAGCGACCGAATTTTTGGAGCAGAGCATGACGAAAATTAAATACAGAGTGGTCATTGATTGCCCTGTTTGCGGTGGCCCTACGGCAATTAAGCGCAGCCAGCGTGTGAGCAATTTGTCGCGGCAATATAGTTTGGTGCAATGCGTGAATCCGCTGTGTGGTTGGTCGGGTTGTGGCGTGTTTGAAGTCACGCACACATTAAGCCAGCCCAGCGCGAAATATCAAAGCAAGCGACTTCCGCCCATGGCAAATGGCGATGTATTGAACGAACTGGATTAGGGGTATGGCAATGGCGGCTGGACTTGATGATGTTATGGATGATTTGGACGTTGGGGTGTTGGTGGCGGAAATGTATCGAGTGTGTGACGAAGCAAAAATGAAAAATGCCAAAATTATGCGCGACTTGAATGTGGGTGCAGCAAAACAAGTCAAAGTATCCGAGCCTATTTTGTTTGATGTGTTGCTAAAACCCATGCAGATACAAGCGATTAAGCAGATGCAGGAAATTTTGACACAAATGGCACGTTTGGCACGACAAGCAAACCATTTGGCGGTGCAAAGTGAATTGGCGTGGGCGTTGCCAACTTTGTTTTTGATTGAATTGAGCGACTACGCACATCGCATGGATAAGTTGTTGAAGTCGTCAGAGCGAACGGCGCGGATGCGTGGTTTGAATGTGGAGCGTGAAGTATGAATCATCCAATCAATGGGGCGATAAATAGCTGTGTGCAGCGCGAAGCGGCGCGGTTGTTTCGCTTGGCAAAATGCTATGGTGAGCAGTCGTTTGATGGCGATGCGATTGCTGCCAACAAGGCGCATGGTTTGTTTGAGCGGTTGCGCGGCATGGAGCAATGTGCGCGATTGCTGTGTATGTATGACGATGCGTTGGCAATTAAGCAAATGTGTGAACAGTTGCAAAACTTGCAGGCTGCTTGGAGAGCGCAATGAATGAGTTTGAGCAGTTTTATTACAAAATGGCGGTGGAATGGCGCAGGCGTTATTACACAGCGGTGGTAAATGGGGTGGCTGCGGAGCAAAAGCAATGTGTCAAAGAGTTTGATGCATACAACACGAAATTGACGCAGAAATTGAATTTAAATCAACCAAGCAATGATATGGAGTAACAACATGGGATTTTTGACTTGGGCTTTAGGCTTTATTGGCGGTAACGGTGGCATTGGTGGCGGTGGTGCTGTTTGTGGTGGGGTTTGTGGCAGGTCGTTTGCATTGCAGACGCGATTTGCGCCGTGCAGGCTGCTTGGTGGTGGGTGGCGAGTTGTTTCAAACGGTGGCAGGACAAATGGAGCGCGAGCCATGAAACATGACTATATCCGTAAAGTGGCAAACACGTTGTGGTTGGTGGTGTTTTTGGTATTGGCAGCCTACACAGGGCAAACGCAGCAACGCACGGCAGACGGCAACAATGCGTTTGACCAAATGACATACAAACTGGGCAGCAAGCTGGGGATTGAGACCAATCAACGCTTTGCCATTGTGCGTGTGAGCGTGTTTGAAGACAAGTTGGCATACGGCAATAAACGCGGTGTGTATGTGATTAAAGATAGCGACACAGGGCGCGAATTTGTGGGTATTAGTGGGGTGGGCATTGCCGAATTGGGCAGCGATGCCAACCCGAGTGTAAAACGTGAAGTAGAGCAATAGGAGCAGTTAAATGGCGGTGGTGGCAAGCAAAAAAACGCAATCGGTAAGCCGATTTTTGCAGCAAAATCAAGTCAGCAATTTATACCCAAAAGTAGAAGATTTGTTGAGCTTGGCAATGCAGCAGCGTTTGGATTGCTTGCCCAATTATTTTGCCTAAGTGGCGCGTGCAGGCTGGTTGAGCCGTGCTGACAGGTTACGCAATCCCGATGCGCTGAAATTGACTTATAACGTGAATAACGTGTTTAGCATTTGGGAGGCAGACGACTGGCTGGATAATTTATTGCGTCCGTTTGAGCAGCATAATTTGCCATTGGATTTGAATGCCAGCGATGATGAAATTGTGCAACTGGCAGAAAACACCGCCAAATGCTTTGAACAAGGCATTGTGTACTACGGCTGAGATTTGGATACACAGCGCGAAAAGGCACAAGCGTTGGGTGTGGATTGGTTTACGCGCTTTGCCAAGCAGATTGAGCTTGGTTTTTTTGACGCGATTTCGCTGCGTTTGCGTGATGCGCGTTGGTGGAAACGGCATTTTAGACGTGTGTTTATGCGCCGTTTGGAGCATGTGTATCGCGGTCATTGCAATTTGGTTCACGCTAAAAAATGGCTTTATACATCGCGCGACAATGTGCAACGCAGACGGCAGCAAAAAGCGCGTAATGCGGCTGTGCTGGATATGATGTTGATGGTAAACGAATTGGGGCAGGAATTTAAATTGGCGGAGTTGGTTGAAAAATCCAATGCTAATCCTGCGATTCGCCGTGCGGAATTAATGGTGCGGATTGCTGGCTTTGAATCGGTGGCGCAGGATTTGGGTCATGCTGGCGAGTTTATGACTTTGACTTGTCCGAGCCGTTTTCATCGCGCACATCGTTTGAGTGGTGCGGAAAACAGTAAATACGATGGCAGCACACCGCGTGATGCGTCGGCTTATTTGAACCGTGTGTGGGCACGTGTGTTGGCGGAATTGAAGCGCAACGATATTCAGATTTATGGTTTTCGCGTGGTTGAGCCGCACCACGATGGCTGCCCACATTGGCATGGTTTGTTTTTTATGCCAACCGAGCAGCGCGATTTGTTTCGTCGCATTGTGGCAAAACATGGCTGCCGCGATAGCCACGAAGAATTGGGTTTGCGCTATTTTTTGCGCAAAGGCGAGCGTTTGCAGCACGCGCGTGAAGTGCAGGCTGCTTTGTTGAGCCGCGGCGAAGCGAAGCAATCTTTAAGCAAGATTGCGGCGCGTTTTGCGGTGGAAGATGAATTTTGGAGCAAGGCAAATTGGCGTGTGTCTCACGATGTGAAAGCGCGAGTAGATTTTAAGGCGATTGATTGGAATTGTGGCACGGCTGCTGGCTACATCGCTAAATACATTGCCAAGAATATTGACGGCAAAAATGCGCTGGGGCAGGAAATTGGCGATGATGACGAGAGTTTGATAGGGGAAAGTGCGGCGGCAACGGTGGCTTATGTGGACGCTTGGGCGAGCTTGTGGGGCATTCGTCAATTTCAGCAAATTGGTGGGCCGCCTGTGTCGGTGTGGCATGAATTGCGCCGTGAGTTTGCCGATAAGCAGCCTGATGAAGACAGCGAAATTTTGCGTGCGGCGCGTGCGGCGCGTGCGGCGGATTTGGGCGACTGGGGTAAATTTGTGCAAGTGATGGGCGGTGTGCATGTGAAACGTGCCGACTGTCCTGTGCAGCTGTATAAAGAATTGCCCATGGAATCGGGCGAAGTGGCAAAAAATCGTTATGGTGAGCCGTGCGATAAAGCGATTCGTGGGATTTTGTGTGCAACAACAGGCGAAATTCGGTTCACGCGCATTCATGAGTGGGTGTTGTGTTTCGATAAAGGTGGCGTAGCCACCCCTTGGACTGGTGTCAATAACTCTACGAATTTGTTGGACGATGAAAAACCACGTCCAAAATCGGCAAAAAATCCAACCGTGGCAGAAATTGTGCGCCGTGTATTTGGTCCGACTGCACGTGCAGGTTGGGCAAAACAGCGCGATTTTATGCAGGCTGCTTTGGCACAAGATTCGGAAGTGCCACCAGCAGTACAACGTCAATGGCGCGAAGAAATGTCGGCTTTGGACGAGAGCTTGCAGTTGCCTGAATGGAATGCGGAGCGTTGGTTGGGCTGGGTGCAACATCGTGCCGATGAACAGCAAGAATGGGTGCGCCAAGCGCGTGAACAGGCGAATCGCGCTAAACAGCAAAGCGAGCAAACGCAAGAATTGCGTGATTATTTGGCGACTTTGCGAAGCATGGGAACGAGTGCGTGGGACGCTTCGGGCTTTGGTCGCTATGCGAAAAAAGTGCAGGCTGCTTTGCGTGAACAAAGCCGTACGCCTGCGGTGCGCCCTGAAAAATTTATCAAACCAAAACAATACGATAGTTTGGAAAGCGTGTTGCGCGATGCCGCTGCTTTGGAGCAGAAATTGGCAGCGCAATGGGTGGATTGGTTGAATGATTTTTAATCTGCCATATCAAAAGGCGGTGCAGGCTGCTTTGGTTGGTATGAAATGGGCTGGGAGTATGATGAATAGCTTGTTTTTGAATAAAGATGAAATGGTGGTTTTGACAGGCAAGGTGCGTGCCAAACCGCAAATTCGGGTATTGGCAGAGCTGCGTATTCCGTTTTTGGTTAATGCGGCTGGTCGTCCGATTATGGCGAGTGCGGCGGTGGAGCGTGTGTTAGGTGCGGTGGTTGTGCCTACGCAGTCGCCTGAATCGGTGCGCTGGAAAAGTTATCAAACAGATAGTTAAAACTGGCTAAATTGGGGGAAGCATGGCAAAAAAACGGTCGTTACCTGCGCGTTTGCGTGAAAAGGTTATGAAAAATGGTAAGGTGTATTATTACTATGACACTTGCCAAAAACCACGTAAATGGTTGCCATTGGGCGCGGATTTTTACGAAGCGTTGAAGCAATATGCGGATTTGGAGCGCGAATTTAATGTGCAGGAAATGGCGACGCGTGTGAGCGATGTTTTGACTTTTGCTTATGTGGCAAAGCGGTATGTGCGCGAAGTGTTGCCTACCAAATCGCTGGCAACGCAAAAGTGTAATTTTCGTGAACTGGATAATTTGTTGTTGTTTTTTGATAAACCGCCTGCGCCTATCAATGCGATTCGCCCTGTTCACATTCGGGAGTATTTGGATTGGCGCAGTAAAGCGGCGAAAACTCGGGCAAATCGCGAAGTGGCGTTGTTTAGCCATATTTTTAATAAGGCGCGTGAATGGGGTTATACGGATAATGAAAATCCTGTGCGCGGTGTCAAGAAAAATGTGGAAAAAGGGCGCGATGTGTATGTGTCGGACGATATGTTTTGGCGTGTGTTCAATCGTGCAGATAGGCATAGATGAGCGGCCGATTTCGTATAACCAGTTGCGCTATGGCATGGACAAGGCACGGCGATTGGCTGGGGTGGATAAGGCGGATTTTCAATTTCGGAACTTACACGCCAAGGCTGGTACGGACAAGGACGAGGAACTGGGACTAAATGCAGCGCGTGATTTGTTGGGGCATAAAAATAGTAGTATGACGGTGCAGTATGTGCGTCATCGCAAGGGTAAATTGGTGCAGCCGACCAAGCTGGATTGGGGCGATTTATTGACGTGA